TTAGAATATTGGGGCACCCTAGATGCTAAGATGGCTAATGAAGCAGGTATGGAAGGCGCAGAAGACCTAAACGAGTTCGATCAGGTACAGGTTAACGTGTGGGTGTGCGGCACAAAGATTATTCGTTGTGTCTTGAACCCCTTCACACCAGCCCGTATTCCATTCCAGTCGTTCCCATTCGAAATCAACCCGTACCAGTTGTGGGGTGTTGGTGTCGCTGAGAACATGGAAGATGCACAGATGCTGATGAATGGTCACGTTCGGATGGCAATCGATAACCTTGCTCTTGCTGGCAACCTAGTCTTCGATGTGGATGAGGCAAGCTTGGTTCCCGGACAGAACATGGATATTTTCCCCGGCAAGATCTTCCGTCGTCAGTCGGGTGTATCAGGCACAGCTATCAACGGCCTGAAGTTTCCGAATACGGCACCTGAAAACATTCAGATGTATCAGATCAGCCGACAGCTTGCAGACGAAGAAACGGGTATCCCGTCAATTATGCACGGACAGACTGGTGTAACCGGAACTGGACGTACAGCAGCAGGACTATCTATGTTGATGGGTTCTGCAGGTCTATCGATGAAGACCGTAATCAAGAACATCGACGATTACCTCTTGAAGCCTATCGGTGAAGCATACTTCCAATGGAACATGCAATTCAACGACAAGGTTGAGGATATCGAAGGCGACTTGGAAATCAAGCCACGCGGTGTAGCTGCTGTTATGCAAAAAGAAGTACGCAGCCAACGCCTCACAGCCCTTCTCCAAACTGTCGCCAACCCGATGCTTGCTCCGTTTATCAAAATACCAAACCTAATGAAAGAACTGGCAATCTCACAGGACATCGATCCAGATAGCCTAGTCAACGACCAGAACGAAGCCCAGATTTACGCTCAAATGTTACAAGGGATGATGCAAAATGCTCAACAAGCAGCAAGCCCAGAAGCTGGCCCCGGTGGTCCACAGCAAGGAATGGCCCCTGCTGGTGGAGTATCTGGGGGAGTTGAGGGAACTGATGGTTCGGGGAGTGGTAATGGCACAATCGGAGTCGGAACTGCGCCAAGTGCAGGGGAAGCTGGCTTTACTGGAAATGCTCCTGAAATTGAAGGATGACCACGAAAAGGTAATCAAAAATGGCAACGAACCCAACCACAACTCTACCTAAGTTAAATATCGGATCACAGCCGACACTCAATATGTCGGGTACACCTGACTATACGTCCTTTTTTAATCCAGAAAGTATTAGCGAACAGCAATACTTAGGTAGTGGTGTTGATTTCTACACACAGACGCTGGGTACAGGGATTCAGAGCACCGTAGCAGACGAAGATAAGTCTGAAGAAGAGGTAAAGCAAGACACGAGGCCAGATATCTTTAAGCCGATTGGTAGTGGCGGAGAAGGACGGGAAGCTGCTGAAGCAGGTAGAACTACATTAGAAAATGCCTTGAAAGGCGGTTTTGAAAATGTAGAATTGTACAATGAAGGTCAGCTAAACCCATCAGCTATCAGTTTTGATTCGATGGGCAATGTTAGTACAAACCAATATTCCAAGTCTTTTGGAGTAGATCCCAAAACAGGAAAAACCACCCTAAAAGCAAAAGGCGATTTGGTATCTGACTTTTTTAGTAATTTTACAAACAATCTTCAGGCAAGCAGTGCACAACAAGTATCTAATGCTTTTGATATGGCGTCTGCCCCAACTCTCACAGGTCCAACAGGTAAACCTAGAGCGGTCGGACTTCCGGGTGCTGTAAGTCTAGGATTGTCTGTAGTAGGTTTAGGGCTGTTTTCTGGTCTTGCTTCCATAGGTGGCGCAGCAAACATGGCTATCCAGCAACAAAATGCTGCACGAATAAAAGCTGTGGGTGGCGGTGCCTTTATGGACGTTAACGACATGATGGTTAGCCGACCACCCGGAAGCTTGATGTACAGCGGCAACCTTCAAGGTATGAGCCAAAAACAAATGCAGTCCTTAGAGGCTGTTCGTCGTGGATATCTTCCCGGATCGCTGCAGTTAGAAAAGTTCGATCCAGTTACCGGAAGATGGGGCGAAGCTACGGGCAAAAAAGCTATGTTTTTGATGACTGGCAAAGAAATGGCTGAACAAGGCGGTGCCTACAATCCCGAAACAGGGGGTTGGATTAGCTTGGACGGTAGCGGGGCTGCACAGGGCACTAAAGAACAGGCACAATCCCTTGCTGATAAAGTAAACGACATGTTCAAAGCAAACGTCATGGATTGGACAGACGTAAACACCATTCGTTCTAGTCTCAAAACAGACATTTTTGGAAACATACAACCCGGAACTTTGAACTTTAGCGATTCATATACCAAAGAAGCCATTGCTAGAGCATCAAAAGTTACTGGCTTGACTGCAGATAAATTAGCTGCCGTTGTCAAGGGCGAAGACTTCGTAGTAAAAGGTATTGGCAAAACTGGTGGTATGAATGATCAAGGCTACAGCACCTTTAGTGGTTTCCGGGGAAGCAGTGAAGATGCACCGGATACCAGAGATCCGATGTCTAAGGAAGTTCAAGCTGAAATAGAAAAAGCCATGAAAGAACAGACTGGCGGTGGCGGTAGCCAGAAGGATGACAATACATCCGACTCTAGTAGCAGCGGTAGCAGCAAATCGGACAACAGTGACAAAGAGGGACAAGGTAGTGCCTCTTCACCAAGTAGCGGCGGCAGCAAAAGCGATGGCTATGGCGGACTAGGCCATGCGACGGGTGGTCGCGTCGGTTACCAAGCTGGTGGCGAAGCTGGCTTTGCAGAGCGTCCAGAGTTCGTCGGGGGTAACCAGACCCAACCCGACGGTGTTAGCGTAGCAGACGACCAACCCCGTGACGTACAGGAAGGCACTTTTGTAATCAACGCCGCTGCAGCCGACTTCGCAGGACGCGGGGATATTGAAAAGATGCTTCGTGATGCCTATAAAAGAGTTGGTGATACGGGACAATCGGGCGTTAGCCAAGAAGTACAAATCGCCGTATCTAAGGGCGAGGTTATCATCCCACCACACATTGCTAAAGAAATTGGTTACGACCGACTCAACAAGATCAACAATCGTGGAAAGAAAGAGATTGCCCGTCGGCAAGAGGCCGCAGGGGGTGGCTTCATCGATAGAAAAAAGTACGCAAAGGGTGACATGGTTCTTCCCAAGTCTAAGCCGAAGAAAGTAAATCAGGCGGCTTTAGGTGATGTAGAACTACGAGCCGACATGGAAGAATTCATACAGACAGACCCTTTAGCTAGATTGGGTTGGAACCTATACGAAAAGGGCGACTTGGATATAAAAGCTATTGTGCTTCCTGCCAATAGAAAAGTATCAGTTGGAATCGGAGGTGTTTACACACCAAAAGGTGAACGAAGAGATCCCGGATCTACATCTAGAAAGTTCGAAGGTTTTGCAGAACAGCAGGGCGTAACCAAACAAAATAGAAACGTAGCTGGAATTCACTACTTTGCTGGTGAAAACGTAAACTACGGCAGACACGATGCAACCATAACACTACTCCACGAGTTACGCCATCATGCGATGCGTCACATAAGCAACAAGTATAAGACAGCATTGCCTGAGTTATCTCGTGAAGAATCCTTGTTTGATGCTCAAGATTACGCAAACAGACTTCAAGCTAGAAAAGTAAAACCTTCAATACAAAAAGAAATGAAGGAAAAAGACGCTGAAAGTAGACAGAGACACATGTACATGTCTCCTAGCGCAAATAAAGAAATTGCTATGTATCAATCCGTAGCAGAAGAAGTTCTAAAAGACCGCAAGGTTCCACCTAGAACCAAGTCCAAAGAAGTAGAAGGCTTCTTTACCAGAGCAATGGGACTCTTGGGTCTGTAGAAGATTCGCTGGCTACCCGCAACAATGCGGCCCCAGCACAACCGGAGCGGCTACCCACAGCCATGTGGCCCCGCAAGTGAGGTAAATAAAATGGCAAAAGCAAGAGGCCACCGTGCCAACAAAGCAAACGACTCATTCGGAACCATCAACAACGACCAGCTTTACAAAGGAAAGTACCGTGAAGAGGTCTACGAAGATGACGATGAAGAGGTAGAAGCCCAAAGTGAAGCTGACCCCGAAGACGTTTCGGCTACTCAGCAGGAAGGCGAAGCCGGAGAAAGCTTTGCAGCAGCAAAGAAAGAGCCGGAAGAATCACACGACTACAAGAAACGCTACGACGACCTAAAGCGTCACTACGACGAAAAGGTCAACGAGTTCAAACAGGAGATTACCGAACTTAAATCTGCAGTACGTTCTAGCGATGTTGAAATGCCACAAGGTATTCCGATGCCGAAGACAATGGAAGAACTGCAGCAATTTAAGGACAACTATCCTGAAATATTTGAAGTCGTCCAGTCGGTTTCTGCTATGCAAGCACAGGCACAATTGTCTGAATTGCAAAATGAGATTGGCGTAATCAAAGAACGCGAAAAGGAAATGGAAAAGAAGAAAGCCTACGCTGAACTTCTCCAGCTTCACCCGGACTTTGACCAGCTAAAATCAGATCAGGCATTTCTTGAGTGGTTGGATGAACAGCCTGAATCACTAAGTGACGGGATCTACAAAAATAGCACTAACGCTCGTTTGGCTGCACGTGTTGTTGATCTCTACAAAGCTGATAAGAACATCAGCACAAAACCGAAACAGACTAGATCTAAGCAAGGTGACGCAGCAGCCGCTGTAACTCGCCAAGCACCCAAAGAAATCGCTACAAGAGATAGTGGTGGGAAGATCTGGAAAGCTTCACAAATCGCCAAGATGAAACCGTGGGAGTTCGAAAAGCACGAAGCTGAATTGGACGCTGCACGTTCTGAAGGGCGAATCGACTACCAATCTTAAACCTCAAAATGAAGGAAGGAAAAGCAAATGGCTTTTAATTCGGCTTCAGGTTACAATAACCTGCCTTCCGGTAACTTTACACCGGAAATCTTTAGCCAAAAAGTTCTCAAGTTTTTCCGTCGCGCTTCGGTTGCTGAAGACA